AACTGGTACCAAACAATATGTAACCACCACACAAAGTGTTTCTGTACCAGCAACAAAGAGGTATATAAACCTATGAATGTTTACTTCATACTTCGATTAGTGATGGCAGCAACGGTGCTGTTGTCCTCCACAAATGACGTACCCGTCGCATCAACCACAGAACTACACGGATATTTATCAATATACAACAGATCTGTAGCCGAGGCAACGATAGAATATAGAGAACACATCGAACAGTTCCCGCAAAATACACTATCGGAATACGATTGTTTTCTAGCTACTGCTAAACCCGAACATATCGGCGATGAAGCTATATTAACTTACAGCACAGACAATCAAAAGAGTAAAGGCTTTGCCGATGTTCGATGCCTGGTCATAGATAGCGCCGACAGAAGCGGCTTAGACGGAACGCTAAAGTGGTTTTCAGAAAACAACATAATTGCCGAGATTGACAGCATCACTGCTGAACGAATCGATAGAACTGGCTACAAAGAGTATTCGATTATCATTTACGATACGGCCAATTTGTATGAAGACTGATGGAGGTAGCCCAAACATGAGCGACAAGGAAGACGCGCGTTTTTCACCACCCGTAGACAAAGAAGCGCACGAGAACAAATTAATAGCTTTAGCATACGCAAGAGCTGAAGAAAAACTCAAGGACGGTTCCGCAAAAGATGCCATCGTACTATATTTTTTACGCTTAGGCACAGCACGCGCTGCGATAGAGTTAGAAAAGCTCCGTTTAGAAAACAACCTCCTCGAAGAGAAGATTTCTTCTGCTGCGTCAACACTGAAGATCGAAGAAATGCACGAGAGCGTTTTACAAGCGCTTCGAACTTACACAGTATACGACGGCGGACCACCATGATCAAAGAATTAAGAACATACACCGATCTTTGTAAATTGAAATCGTTCGAAGAGCGGTTAGAGTATCTTCGATTATCGGGCGTAGAATTTGAACCAACGTTCGGAAGTCTTCGACACCTCAACCAACGGTTCTACTCATCGCAAAGTTGGCGCTCTGCTAGAAATGCGGTGATAATGCGAGACGATGGACGTGACCTAGCTTTTCGCGGGTATGAGATAGTATCGAATACTGTTTATGTACATCACATGAATCCGATAGATCCTTACACCCTCGAACATCAAATTGAATTAGCATTAGATCCAGAATACCTGATTACCGTATCAGAGAGAACGCACAGAGCGATTCACTTTGGCATCAACCGCTTCGACATTGATCCAGTAGTCAGAATACCCGGGGACACCAAGTTGTGGTGAACCGAAAGGATGGAGAATGAATCATGACAATACTATCGTACGTCAAAGTAGCACTAGCTGTTGATTTTGAGAGCACTGCGTTTGACGTAGAATTACTATCATTAATAAACGTAGCCGTTAGTGTCTTGTCACAATTGGGCGTTATTGAGTACGACGATCTCGTTGTTGACGCAAGCACAGCTTGGCCTATCTTTGTCGATCGCACAATCATAAAAGCATTATCGAAGAACTACATTGGTCAGGCAGTCAAATTGGTATTCGATCCTACGCCTAGTGCGACTATACAAGGTGTTAGAGAAGAAGCACTTAAGCATTTAGAAGCCAGATTAATTATCGAAACAAACGAGGTGGATGATGAAGAAGTCACTTAGCTTAATCGGAGCGCACATGACACGGAACGGAGTACAAAAAGATTGGCCCGCTCGTTGCGTGTTGAGTTTGAATGGAAATGGTCTGGGCGAACTATTGACAAACACAATAATCATCGGCCGCGACACGACAGTTTATGCCGATGGTCCTAGTGACATAAACGAACCGCCTGGGACTTATGCGCAGATGGCCGCGTATTGGATGCCGCAGATCTACGATAAAGCTAAGTCCTGGAATTGTGATTACCTAACGATCACGAATGAACTTGGCGGCAGTTGGGAATACGACGACAACAAAACTGAAGAAGAAAACGAAATCGCCAAAGCCGAAGTTATTCGTCATATCCAAAATCACCTCGCTTACGAAAAAGAGTGTGTTATTTGGTTGCAAGAAAATCATGGTCAGAAATCGGCCGTAGTGAAATCAGCAAACGGAAATCCAAACTGGGAATGGTGGCAAGAGTATACCGTGCCGTTCATACAATGGGCCTGGGATTACAATCAGTCCATATATGTAAGACACATGTACGGCGGTGGTGATTTGGTAGACGGTGATCAAATTTCCAGAGAGCTGCCGAATTATGCGTATCGCATTATTGACGAATTGGATTATCTCAAATCCCAAGGATGGAATGGTGGTATGGCATTGGTTGAAGTTGGAATAGATGGCGGATACGATCTAGCATATTACGGACGCTTCGAACGGAACATCGTTATTCTGGAACAAGCGTTACGACCGTATGCAGATAACTTAATCGGCATCTGTTGGTGGGAATGCGGAAATACAGGATGGCGTGCTAACTACACGAACCACTTGAAACGGATCACAAAGTACATGAACGCCAACTTAATTGAACCGTGGGTTCCGCCAACCGATCAATGTCCACCGATCGATCCTCCGCCATCTGGTGAAGAAACCGTGCTTATGCGTTCTTTTGAATCCGGTTGGATAGACGATCCTTTGCAACCCGATCGCCGACAAATTCCAAACAAATTCGAGCTGTCAGTAATTGAATCCGGCCAAGAATTATGGTATGGAGAACGGACAGCTACCGGCACTGTGGAGTGTACGCATCGTATTTGTGAATTTATGCCACCAGAAGAATGTGTCGGTGGTAAAGATGCTCTTATTTTGGCCGGTGATACGTCGTTCAAGATTCAAGCTGTAAATATGGCATCCGGTACCTCGTTGCGTACACGATTCGATACCGTCGGCCGTTGTTTAGTATCAGTTCCGATAAACGTACATTATCAACGACCAGACGTCTACGATCGTGTACCATCTTTGGCATCGGACGACGTATTTGCGGTGTTGTTATTGAACGGGCAAGAAGTAGATCGATTGCAATTTCCCGAATTAAAAGATCGCGAGTGGATGATGCTTAGCGGATATGCTGATGGTCCGGTTACTGCAGAACTGAGATTTCAAACTACCTATCCAAACAAACGAGATTTATTTACGGACATGTGGATATGTCTTAGCACCGAAGAAATTAATAAGCCTAAGATTGTAATCCATAAAAAACCACAGATTTCCGAAATGGTTTCATATGAGAATGATGAAGCTAATGCGGCAGCGTTTAGAAACTATGAGCGCACCACAACACATAGTACTGATGATCTGTTAACTATGCTTCGTGCTGGAAACCGAGAGTCGTACGCGGTAGTCAAAAAGGAGAACTTTTCTCACATGACCGAACCATCAGATCTACCAGATATTCCCGATCCCCCAGATCCTCCAGATCCTCCAGATCCTCCCGAACCAGGCGACTATTATTATACAGCGGCCTTTATGATACCAGACGCACGTTCTTTTGTTGTGGTAGACAGGGCGGAACACGGTGGTGAGAATATATGGACAATCTTCACCGAAGGGCGCGAAGAGCGAGTTAAGAACGGACAACAAAAAGAAGTATATGTCTGGCGCGGTGGTGCCCCGTTTAGGATATTAGACACTTCGCCCGCCGATGACCCAGCGCAAGGTCCCGCTTTGTATATGCAATTTACTGATATTGAACCTGGTGGTCAAATCGCGCCCGAACGATGCCAGATCGGCGTTACGTATTCATATTATTCAAGGGTCCAATTCAAATCAAAAGAAGACTGCCGCGATTTAAGTTACAGAAGCGGAAATGCCGAATCGACGTTCAAACTGATAGCTGTACGTGATAATTACACATTCGGTAATGGTTTCACAGTCGATCGATTATGGGAAACCATTCAAACTGGAGAATATCAACTTTACGCAATGAAGGACGGTGTTTTACGCGGTTGGTGTGGTGGTGGAGCTGCGCAACCAGATAACGAATGGAATGCCATGCCCACGGAGATGTATTTGGATAGACAGATTCCATCTATACCGCCGCCAGATTATTGTTAACAACAAAAAAAGGAAAAACACCATGAGCAATCAAGTAATATGGCCCGGCAAAGCCGGAACAATATCGGGAGTTTTAACTCGTTTAACGCAAGCGAGTAATTTGGAAACTGTACGCATCGATGCCAAATATGCCGATTATACCAGCATCGATTTGACTGGATATACATTAACTGGCACTTTGCGAATGAAGAATACGCACATTGTAACGGCCATAACCGGAGCACTAGTTGCCGGCGATGGGTTCTTTGACTGGACGCCAACCGCCGAAGACTTAGCAACTGCTGGTTGGTTTGGCATGCAAGTCGTATATTCTGATGGTAGTAAATTTTGGGCCAGTCTCGAAGTGGACGTTATTATTGAGCCGTTACATGGGGTCTCTTACGTTCCAAATCCGCCTAACGTTGGCGTTCCCCCGGGTGATGCGGCCTGGTTGTCCAGTGCCATCGACACAGTACCCAACCCCTCTGAGCTAGGTAGTGGTGTTGCTATTCTTGGCACAGCCATTGTGCGATCCGACGGCGGGATCGGTGGCGACGCACGGGGAGCCAACGCAGTTGATTTGCAGAGAAGTAGAGGCTCGGATTCGGATGTTGCCAGCGGGGTTGAGGCGACCGTGAGCGGTGGTTCGGATAATGTTGCCAGCGGGTCCGTGGCCACCGTGAGCGGTGGTTTAAGTAATACTGCCGCCAACCTGGGGGCCACCGTGAGCGGTGGTTTAAGTAATACGGCCGACGGGGATTTCGCGACCGTGAGCGGTGGTTCGGATAACGTGGCCGGCGGAGTAAACTCGTTTGTATCTGGTAGAAATATGCAATTGTCAGCCGTGGCCGATAGGTCACATGTACACGGTTACAGCGCCACGGCAGTATCTTTTGCACAACCTGACGCTTTCATTACCTACGCCCTACGCCCATTCCTGTCTGCTCCAAATACTGCCGTTGCCGATGGCGACATGAAAGACGGTTCAATCTCGTTTTGGATCGATGAAATTAACGACGATCTTGTGTTTCGTGTGAAATATTCGGACGGCACACTTAAGACGGGAACTATGCCTTTGGTATAAGGAGGACAATCACATGACAAATAACAATATGCAACACTTCGGAGTAAAGGGTATGCGATGGGGAGTGAGAAAAGGAAAATCATCCGCACCAAAAAAAGCCAAAGGTCTAACCGATGCTCAACTCTCTACCGCCGTCAAACGTATGCAATTGGAACGCACGTACAAGAGTTTATCGGCCGAAGCCAACCAGTCACGATTCACCAAGAATAAGAATACTAAACTCGTTAAGGAGATTGTTGGTGCTGCGTTTAAACAAACGGCAACGGCATATGTATCAAAAGGCATGACTTCGGCAATCGATCTTGGCATATCGAAAGCTAGAGGATAATCGGAGCGCATCATGGTAAATAGAGAAATTCCGAAATATTATGGTGCGTTTAGAGACCGAGTAGTACGTGGAGAAATTCCAGTATGTCAACAAATATCCAAAGAAATGAATCGCATAGACGAACGAATTAATAATCCAAATATTATCTATGACCCGCGACCAGTCGAAGCGTTTATATGTTTTTGCGAAAACGAATTGACAAAAACGGACGGTTCAACTTTGACACTACTGGATTCGTTTAAACTGTGGTCTGAACAATTATTCGGATGGTATTACTACGCAACCAGAAATGTATATCGGCCTAATATAAATGGTATAGGCGGTTCATTTACGGATGAGACATATCTTAAGCGGCTTATTAGTAAGCAGTATTTGATAGTGGCTCGAGGCGCAGCTAAATCCATGTATGCTTCATTTATTCACGCATATTTCTTAATAATTGACGGCGAAACGACACATCAAATAACGACAGCTCCGACTATGAAACAAGCAGAAGAAACTCTGGGTCCACTAAGGACTGCTATCATTAGAAGTCCCGGCCCACTATTTAAGTTCTTAACACTCCGCACAAAAACGTCTAAAACAGTAGGATTAGCACCCAGAGAACTATTAACCTCAACCAAACGAGGAATAGAAAGTTTTATTACTGGGTCCTTACTAGAAGTTCGACCGATGACCATACATAAATTACAAGGGTTACGACCAAAAGTAGCCACCGTAGACGAATGGTTGTCGTCGGATATTCGCGAAGACGTTATTGGCGCCATAGAACAAGGAGCGTCAAAGCTTAAAGACTACACAATAATTGCTACGAGTTCGGAAGGCACTATACGCAATGCAGCAGGCGACAACATAAAACTTGAGTTACAAATGATACTTAATGGTGATTATGACGATCCACATACGTCCATATTTTACTACAAATTAGATGACGTTAAAGAAATCAACAACCCAGACTTATGGATTAAAGCTAATCCTAATTTGGGTCTTACGGTATCATACGAGACTTATCACAGAGATGTCGAGCGGGCACTAAACGTTCCGTCAACTAGAAACGACATCTTAGCAAAGAGATTTGGCTTACCCATGGAAGGATATACGTACTTCTTCACATATGAAGAAACCCTAGTCCACACGTCACAAAGTTTTCTACATATGGCTTGTGCTCTAGGTGGTGATCTATCCCAAGGCGACGACTTCTGTTCCTTTGCCCTTTTGTTTCCCCTGCGTAATGGTGGTTTTGGTTTCAAATCGATCAATTATATAACCGATCGAACTTTAAATGCTTTATATCCAGCCTCTAGGATTAAGTACGAGGAGTTTATTGATGAAAGATCTTTAATTGTCATGGACGGCAGCGTGTTGGACATACCAAGTGTATATTACTCTGTAGACGAAGAAATACAACGTCTCGGCTATGATGTGATGTGTTTTGGATATGATCCATATAATGCTGAAGGGTTCGTTAAGTTATATAAAGAAAACAACGGACCTTACGGTATAGAAGTCGTTCGACAAGGAGCCCGTACAGAATCAGTTCCTCTTGGGGAAATCAAAGCATTATCTGAAGATCGACTGTTGTTCTTTGATCAGAGTATAATCGAATACACCATGGGCAACACGATGGTTCTTGAAGACACGAATGGCAATAGAAAGTTATACAAACGACGCTATGATGCTAAAATCGACCCTATAAGTGCGCTTATGGATGCGTACGTAGCATATAAACGACATCGTGAGTTGTTTGAATAAAAGGAGGTACCCACTATGGCTGGATTCATGAAAAGAATCAAAAATAGTTACAACGTGTTAACAAACAAAAATGATTTGTCAGAAGATCACATCATATTCGATTCTGGTTCTGGCGGATCGCCATTTACGTTTAGGGATAGTGCAGAAGCCGTGTTAGCTCCAATCATCACAAGGATATCCATGGACGCGGCGTCAATTGTGATTCGTCATGTTGATGTTGATGAATATGGCTCCTTCAAACGAGTTCGCGAAAGTGTGTTGGACAACAGGCTCAACATCAGTGCAAATATAGACCAAACCAGTCGGGCCTTCCTACAAAATGCAGTTATGACCATGTTGGATACCGGTTCGTGTATCATCGTTCCAGTAGAGGTTAGTATTTCTCCAAAAATCACGGCCGCATATGATATTCTATCTATGCGAGTCGGAGAAGTAGAAACGTGGCACACTAGGTCTGTAGACGTCAAGGTGTATAACGATCAACTTGGCGAACGGGTTACTGTGCACCTACCCAAATCATATGTGGCCGTTGTCTACAATCCCTTAAGTCGTATAATGAATGAACCAAACTCGACACTGCGTCGGCTGCAAGACAAGTTGGCACTTTTGGATGCTGCCGATAACAGAACAAATTCTCCAAGCCTCGATTTAATACTGCAACTACCATACGTAACAAAAACAGAATTACGAAAGCGAGAAGCAGCCACAAGATTGGCCGAGTTTGAAGCCCAACTGCTAGACTCAGCGTATGGCATTGCATATATTGGTTCGACAGAGAGGATTACCCAACTCAATCGACCGGTAGCGAATACGTTGCCGGCGCAAGTTCAATACCTCACCGAAATGCTATATAACCAATTAGGATTGACACAGGCTGTATTCGACGGTACTGCTTCAGAAGAAGAAAATCTTCAGTATTATAACAGAACTATCGAGCCCCTCGTCAAGGCCATTGTTGATTCTATGCGAGTCGCTTTCCTAACAAAGACGGCGCTAACGCAACGACAAGACATCATGGCATTCCCGAACTTGTTTAAAATGGCCCCATTGGAAACAATGGCTGATGCTGCTGACAAATTCACTCGAAACGAAATTCTCTCGAGTAATGAAGTTAGATCCCTTATCGGAATTCACCCGGTAGACGATCCGTCTGCGGATGAACTTAGAAACAAAAACCTGAATAAGTCACAAGAAACACCAACAGACAACGATGTTCAGGACCAATCAAAAGAATAGGAGGTTCATTAATGACAGCTACTTATGATTTTAGTGGCGTAGCAACACAATACAACGTTATCTGTGCAGACGGCCGAACGATTAAGTCCGGAGCATTCGCACACCAAGATAAGCAGCGTATGCCGTTGGTGTGGCGCCATCAACACGATGATATCTCGAACGTGCTTGGACATGGCGTTCTGGTATCTCAAGAATCGGGAATGCGTATTATGGCGATATTTAACGATACAGACACCGGAAAGCACGCCCGTACGTTGGTGCAGAACGGAGATATTCGATATTTGTCCGTATACGCCAATGATCTTGTGCAACACGGCGGACTGGTATCGCGAGGTAATATCCGCGAAGTTAGTTTGGTTATTGCTGGACAAAACCCAGGAGCTATCATAGACGACGTAATCGTTCATAGCAGCGACCCCCTCGTGGATGACATCTTCGTAGAAGACACCGCTGTTATTCAAAGCGGCGTCGAGATCGAGTTGTTAATTCATGCCGCAGACGAAGAAACGATAGCTGACGTTCTGGATACGTTCGATACGGCCCAAAAAGATCTGTTGGGTGCGATGATTACTGTATCTGCCGGCGGATCAGTCGATACTGTGTCAGAAGATTCGGATGCCGATGGTCCGACAGTCAGTGATGTTTATGACTCGCTCACCGAGAAACAAAAGATAGTCCTACACGATCTAGTAGGACAAAATTCACAAGAAACACTTATCCAAGGAGACGACATGTTGAACAATGAAGAAGAAACAGTTACACACAATATCTTTGAAGATTCAGACGAAGATAAATCGTTGATTATTGCCCACGCTGCCACAAACAAAGCCCTAGCTTTAGCTATTGGCTCACGATCAATGTCTTTATCTGATTCTGTCATGGCTCATGATATCACAAACATCGAGCTGCTATTTCCCGAAGCACAACTTGTGGAAAAGGGCGGACCTCGAGTGTATGATGATGATCAGACATGGGTGCCTATGGTCTTGGACAAAACGTATAAGACTCCGTTCGCCCGTATCAAAAGTCGATATGCCGATCTCACAGCCGATATCGCCCGTGCGCGAGGGTACATCACCGAGGCTGAGAAATTTGACAGCGTCTACGTAATCGCGACCCGCGTGACAACGCCGCAGACTATTTACACGAAACAAAGTCTGGAGCGCGACGACGTGATCGACATCACTGACTTCTCTATTGTGCAGTGGATGAAAGCTCAACTGCGTGGTAAGTTGAAGGAAGAGATTTCGCAAGCCATCTTGATCGGAGACGGTCGTGATATCGCAGACGTCGACAAGATTCTGGAAACGAACGTTCGGCCAATCGTTAACGACGATAACTTCTACGCGCATGGCGTGATTGTCCCGCTCGTCGATGCAGAACTTGCTCAGATTGACACCATCACCCGTTCCCGTATGTATTACGGAGGTGCTGGCGCACCGACATTCTTCTGTTCGCCCACCGTCCTGGCTGACTACATCCTGGTACGAGATACTCTCGGGCATCGCATTTATGATACCGAGAAAGCATTGGCTGCCGCGATCCGAGTGTCAAATATTGTTGAAGTTCCGGCATTCGAGAACTTTGTTTTGGATGATTTGTCAACGCTGCTCGGTATTGTGGTTAATCTTCGTGATTATACTGTTGGTGCAGACAAAGGCGGCCGCACAACGTTCTTCGAAGATTTCGACATCGATTTCAATAAGATGAAATATCTATTGGAAACTCGCATGTCTGGTGCCTTAACGGTCCCGAAATCTGCCCTGGTGTTCTCGCAAGCAGCCACCTAACGGAGGAAAACAATCATGCGATATCGAGGGATTGTTGGCGTTAAAGGAGCTCCAATCGAGACTGCGCCTGGCGTTTTCGTTCCTGACATTATAGAGCATACTGTGTCTGGGAACATGCAAACAAAAGGCGTACGGTGGCGTGCTGGAGAATTATCACAAGACTCCGTTCGAGCAAACCACGTCTTAAGTGTTATAGCTCCTGCGTCTATGATGGATGATTTTAGTGATATTCTCTATGTGGAGTGGCAAAACCGTAAATGGACTGTCACGACCATAGAATATGCACACCCTCGAATACAACTAACTCTGGGAGGTGTTTACGATGGATGATCGTTTAGCATTACAAGCGCTTCTTGAGCAAGCCTTCCCAGAGCTTAAAGTGTATTATCGTCCGACCGAGTTCACACTGGAATATCCATGCATCGTGTACGATATGACGAATCACATAGCAACACACGCAAATGATAAGCCGTATATTCTCGGCACATCATTTCAAGTGACTCTCCTATCTACGGTGTTTGAGGATGTCGATACTAAAAGAATGTTCAAAATACCTGCGGTACGCCATGTGCGGTCGTACACGGAAAAGAACATAGTACATGATGTGTATACGGTGAGTATAAAAGCATCATAAATCAAAAGGAGTTAACATGACCGAGTTTACATTAGATTTTAACGATCCAACACAAAAGCTTTATGAATCCGGCCTCGATCGCGGCGTTTTGTACGTTCGTGATCCTATTACAGGAGCCTACGACACAGCAGCCGTTTGGTACGGCCTTACGTCAGTCGCCGAAGCTCCAACCGGAGCCGAACCAACTGACTTGTACGCCTTCAACGAAAAGTACCTGACTCTGATTTCGCCCGAAGTATTCGCGGCAACCTTGGAAGCCTACACCTATCCAAACGAGTTCGCTGTTTGTGATGGTTCGGCTGAAGTTCTGCCTGGTATGAACGTAACACAACAAGCGCGACAAACTTTCGGTCTGAGTTACCGAACGAAGGTGGGAAGTGACATTGGCGGACCCGATCTTGGTTATAAGATTATCTTGATTTATGGCGCCTTAGCCTCCCCGAGTGACCGTAATCGAGCGACCATCAATGAATCACCAGAAGCCGTTACATTCAGTTGGGAATTCAGCACAACGCCCGTCGGTGTGACCGGCTTAGCGTCAACGGCCAAGCTTGTTCTGGACTCACAAATTCTTACGGCGATCGAGCTCGCGGCCATCGAAGAGGTGTTATACGGCGACGGCGCAATCGCCACACCATACCTGCCGCTGCCTGATGAAGTTAAAACCATCATCGAGAATGCCGTCTGATGCTGAGAAAAAGAGTCAAATACGTGGACTACAACGGAACAGAGCGAGAAGAGACGTTGTTGTTCAATCTTAGTACGCCAGAGTTGATGCGGTTAGAGTTTGGCACGCAGGATGGTATAGAAGCCACCATAACAAAGTTCGTGGATGAGGAAAACGCATCAGAAATCATGAAGTTCTTCGAGTTGATCATCTCTATGGCTTATGGCGAGAAATCTGAGGATGGCCGTCACTTTACAAAGAGTGAGGAGCTATCCGAACAGTTCTTACAGTCTTCTGCCTATGAGACGCTTTACGAAGAGCTACTTAGCGATACGGACGCTGCCATAGCCTTCTTTAACGGTATTGTCCCGAAGGTTAAGTCGGCGAAAACACAGAGAACTGCCCACTAATGGGTACTTAATAGGAGATGAGAGAATGTTAGTAATAAAACTTGACAGCGAAGAGTTATATGACGAGAACCATAACACGTTCATTAAGTCAAAGCCTACGACGGTTAAGCTAGAACATTCTCTCATCTCTATGTCAAAATGGGAGTCGATATGGGGTAAGCCTTTTATGTCATCAATACCAGGACTCAATCAAGACAGTAAAAACTACACCGAATTGAGAAGTTATATTGAATGTATGGTTATTGGATCGGTAGATAAGTACACATTCGATGTTCTTTGGTATAGTCATCTTGATAAGATCGAAGCGTATGTAAAC